TATCAAATTAACCTGCTGCCCGTTCAATACCGGTATCATACCACGTATTATCTACGACATTGTAAATCACGGCTCTGGTGCATCCAACATTAGCATCTTTACCCTTTTCAGGGTAGAACCACCAGATTTCATCTCTGCTTACGTTTTTGACGCCAAAGACCCTCTGACGCTTAGTCATATCAATAGTATCAAAAAAGGTCTGACGATTAAGATTGTTTTCAAGCGGAAGAACCACGCCGTTGAATACAAAAAATCTTTGTGTTCCCGGCCAGTAGAATATTCCGTCATATTCAACTACGCTATTTGAAGATAGAATGGAACTATCCCTTGATAATACCTTTCTGCTAAAAGAAAGATCATCTATATCGGTAATAACCTGATTATTACTACCTGTAGTATTGCTAATAAGAACAACGGAGCTTAAGGTCCAGAAGATTATTGTAGGTGCATTTACCCCTACTCGCCATTCTGCGCCGTAGATTACTTTATCGGTGCTAATATTGATGGAATATTTATCTTTAAAAAATAGGAAAGGCTTTTGTAAACTTGTCTGCTGCCCTGACTTTTCTTGCGCAACTGATGACCATCTGATAAGTCCATTGTTGCCGTAATAAAATAATCTGTTTCCCACATAAAGCATTCCGCCTGTTGCTTCCTTTAAAACAAAATCAGGAAAATTTACCTGAAAAAAACCGTCGGTAGCTTCCTTTGCCAAGATGCTAGAAGTCGCTTCGCTGCTATTAATATCCGTATAGTTTTTCATACCCAGACATAATATCATCTGTGTTGGAAGGCTATTGATAATGCTTATTACCACAACAAATTGTGTCAAGGTATTGGTAGGATTAGTGTATGCGGAACTATAAGTATTAGTTTGGCTACCGGTACTTGTATAAGTAACATCTATTACACTAGATAAGCCTGGTCCATAAGTGGGAGAAATTCCTAATAAAATATGTTTATCACCTTTGCTATCATAGTATATAAGAGCGTTAGTTGGTATAGAATTGGGGGTTAAAATCTGAGGTATACCTTGTTGATATATTACGTAATTTATCATTCCGCCGATATTCTGAGGTTGGCCTCTAAAAAACCTGACCCATTGCCCCCGCGTACAATAACTCCCTTGAAAATGCGACCCGTCCATGAGTATTCCAGGCTTATAGATAATAGGAAACATCTGTTTTTGCGTAGCCATAAATTACCCTACGTCTCTTTTTACGCTACGATCAAGGTAGCGATCTTTGGTCAAATTATTAGCAGATGTTAATGATTCCTGATATAATTTTGTATAGACAGGAATTCTCTGATCATCCTTTAAATAAATAAGAGCCTCTAAAAAGGAGGCATAAAATAGAAGATCAGGGTAGTAATCGGTTAGGATATTGGTTTGATTCTCATTTGTAATTAAATCCGGGCGTCCGTTGTATATTAATCGGTAAATATTATTTTGAGCAGGAGTTGGACTTATAAAAATTCTATCATAAGGTTTAGTATCCGGTTGTATTTTATCGGCATAAAATAGCGGTGGATTATCAATAGTAGCAGTATCGATATTCGGCCAATAATTTATGCAAAACTCATAACTTCTTGGAAATAAAATTACATTATTAGTAAATAGGGATTCAGGCGTTCCATAGCTTAAGGAAATAGTTTCTTGCCAATCAGGAGGTTTTGAGATATTAGCATTATTTGCTTGAAACTTTCTAGGTTCTGTTGCCTTTTGAAAACCAAGAGTATTTAGCTCCTTCCAGATTTTCTGCTGTCCCATCTCAATAAAATAAGGAATGGAAGCAGCAAATTCAATACTACCTCCCTTATTGGCATAAGCTATGATCTGAGCGATAAGAGTAGTGTAATTCATTTTTAAGCCGAGGTAATGGTTTCCCAGGCATTTTTATAAGTTCTAAGGACTGTGTTGGTCACATCAAAATAAGTAAAACCGTTTACCTGATTAGCTGCAACTTCAACTGCATCTCTTGGACCAGACGGATATACAAAAGGTGCTCCGTTAGTAAGACCTACACCGGTAGCTACCGTATTTACCGAAAACTCACTCTCCCATGCGCCGTTTCTAAAAACCTGCGGCACACCGAGAGTGATATTAAAAATTCTTGTCCCGGGCTTTACCTTAACTGATGCCCCCCTTACTGCGTAAGGAGTAACGTTCTGAAGTAAATCTCTCTGGGCATTCGTTACGCTACTTACAGCAAAAGTAGCATTAGGGTTAGTTGTTCCGCTATTTTGATCGCTAGTAATAGTAAGACCGCTTAAATTAGTAATATTTGATAAGTCTGCCATATATTTCCTTTTTCTTTTTTATTATAACATAGAATGTTTATAACCCTTGAAAATCATATAATTTCGGTGGGATAAGTACTTAAAAGGGATTGCAAGATATAATATAAATAAAAATTAATAATCTAGTTTCTGAATAAAGCCCTGAATTTTTAAAGCGTCTTTTTGATACTGAGCATCTGCTGCTGTTTTCATATAATTTAGAAAATCGGCAGTAGTGCAATCAAGCTCCGTATCCTGATTTAAATTGTAAATTGTATTAAAACGATAATAAAAGAGGTCTTTATTGTTGATTTTAGAGCCATAAAGGGATTGGAGTTCTAACTGTTTATTTACCGCTTCCTGCGGCCCGCTTATCCCTAAAGATATTAAATCAAGTAATAGATAGACATTCTCAAAATTAGGAATTATTGAATTAACGATTTCTTCGGTTTTTTCTGTTGTATAATTCTTATGTAATAACAGAAACTCCCTGAATTCATTTAAATGCTTTTGGATAGTTTCAGGAGGTGGGACGGGTACGGGATCAAATAACCCTATTGTGCCAAGACCCGTACCGACGGATAGAACACAAATACGATTAGTTGACGGACTAAGCCCGTTACTTAAAGCCCACTCGAGGGCAGAAGGGTTATTCTGGTAAGTTCCTCCGTCAATGAATTTGGAATTTGGCGTAGTAACTTCCGGAATATTTACTGCCGGGAAATAAATGGGAGCAGCACTTGTTGCTAAGGCTACATCCTGTACTAGGTAATTTTGCCCCTCAAGTCCGGTAAAGCCCATATTGGAAAATAATACCGGACGATAAGCCTTAATATCGGCCCCGACATCAGGAATTTTGGTCGCATATACTTGAGCATCGGTAATTAATACATTAGTCTTTAATTGAAACATCCTACTCTGCCCGAACTTTGCATCAAGTAAGGCTTTTAAGTTGGTGTTCTGATACCATGTTTGATCGCCGTAGAGGACGGTATTGATTTTCTGCCATGTTGAAACGGCCGGGTAAAATATGCTGCTTGTGTTATAACTACCGTCATCTAAAGGATTCTGCTGGGCTAAAAACATCTCGATCATATCATCCGGGCTATAACCGCTTGCGTATGCCAGGCCTTGAATACCTCCTATGGAACTACCTGCGATAATGTCAAAATATTCATAAATCCTATTTCCCGGGATACCTGCGTCCTGACAGAACTGTTTCATGAAATAAGCAGAAAATAACCCCTTCATGCCGCCGCCGTCAAAAGAAAGAATTCGGTAAACTTTGCTACTCATTTATAGGGATGATCTTTTCAATAGCTTTGCAGTCTGCTATAAAAACATTTAGAATTACTATTAATTCAGCTCCTTTTGGGTTTCCGTGAGGAATTCTGCTAATCAGATTATTAGCATCGCTAATTGACTGATCTAAGCCGGAGGCTAAGGCTACGTACCATATTTTCTCAGAGGTTGGGTCAGGGCGAGTAAAATAATTAAAAAGCTGTCCGGCTATTTGATTAATAAACTGAATGTCAGACTGAATATTGGTATATGCTTTTGGATCATTAAAAATCTGAGCTGCCAGGTTATTAAAATATAATAAATCAACTTGAGTATTTGCGACCAGTTTTGAATCGTTCAGATTTGCTGCTATGTCTTTTAAATTAGTATTCATTTGGTTTGCCTCCGATAATATTTAAATATTTGTTAATTTATTTTCTAAAACCTCAATACGCCTTAAAGCGTTTTTTAATACCACCATTGATAGTTCAAAAAGTTTATTTTTAGTAACCGAGGGACAGCTTTCATAAGTGCCGTAAGCAAAAGCCTGCTGCGGCAAAGATGATAGCGATTTTACTAATAAACGTTTATTTTTAATTTCGGTAATGGTTACTTCAAATACGTTTTCAGATGTTATTAGGCGTAAGTTTTTTCCTTCTATTTGATTTAAATCCTGCTTAAATTCCAGATAATAGACAGAAGTACCTACGGCCTTGATTTGACATTCTTGCAAGATATTAGGAATAAAATCTTTATCTTCATTAACGTAACCTGGTAGTACTTCCTGTAAATGCTCGGCAATTACCCCAAAAGTTGCACCGGAGCCATTTTTAACTTTGTCTTTATAGCGGTATTTATGTAAGGGAATTTTTCTAAATAATTGTAAAGCTTCTTGTTCTATAGTTTCTCCCGAAGCTTCAATGTCTTTAACTTTAATGGAAGAAACGGCATTAAACTCAGCGGCTTTTACTCGATTGCTACAAGTTAGTGAGTAAGGGTTACTTCCAGAACTAGTCCCGGTTTTACCTGAGCTATTAAGATAACCGTAGCTGCCACTATAGGGATAATAAGTGCCAGGGTCTTGAATAGCAATCGGGTCTTGGCTAAAGATGGCTTGGTTATTACGAGAACTTAAGTAATTAACAAAAATAGTACCGGAAGTACCTAGATTATTACTTGCCAAATCTAAAATATTATCGATGGGATCAATTTTCATGAAAAGGGTATTATTAATGCCAAAATAAATATTCGAATTACCATAGGCCCAGATATAGCCTTGATTGGCACTATTATTAAAACCAAATGTCATGGCAGGGTTGCCGTTATTCTGAAGCATTAAACCGGTAGCCGTTGCGCTAGTACCGGTATTATTAAGCGTCAAATTATACTGTGTGCTATTCCCCGTCAAACTATTAGTCCAAGCACCATCCCCTCTAAGAAATACTGTTGGACTATTGGGATAGCCTGCAATCTGGGAAGGTGAAACCTTAATAGAATCGACATATTGTTTATTAGTAGCATGCGCAGGACTTGTTGGAGTAGGTACGGAGACTACAACTGAGAAAGTGCAGGTATTATCCTCATTGAAGCTCATTAGATTCACCCCTGTATTTTCAGCATTAACAAAGCTTTGGAGGGTTAAAGATCCCTTAGTAGAACTTGTAGTGCTTTTATGAATCCACCTATAGCCTGATAATTTGCTGTTGCGTGTTTCAAAATTGTTTTGGACAGCAATATCAACTGTTGGAACAAAACTATTGTCAAATTGCATGGAACTAACATTTTGATTGAAGATAAACTGCTGGCTAGGTCCTAAAACCTTTAATTCCGGATCAATGGCAGTAATAAATAGTGGCATAACTTATCCTCTTAGATTATTTCATCGTTTAACAGTTTAAATAAAAACTCAAAATTAATGGCATTCTGCTCGCTTGCCTCATCCAGTTGCGGGGGTATATCGGCAAGATTTCGAATAGCAAAATCATCCATGGAGACATCACCTCCCGCAGGAATGTTACATAAGAGACAGATAGGACCTCTAGTCGTTGTTAGTATTCCATCAATTGCCGGACCCCCAAGAACAAATCCTTCCAATATGATATTCGCCCCCGCTTCCGTAACTACCGAATCAACATAATTTTTAGTAGCAGCTTGCGTCGGCTTAACCGGATCTTTAACATTATCCATAAAGAAATTACCGATATTAACATCTCCTGCGTTTTCAATTTGATTTAAGGTTTTCATTAGCACCGTGGTAATCGGAGCATTTAAAGGTCCTGCTCCCTTAATATCTCCTTGTAGAATAATATCGGCAGCGGGAATATTACCTATGGCAGTATCTACGTAACTCTTGGTGGTAGCATCATTTGGGTTAAACGGAGAACCTAAGTTACTGATAATTTGAGTATTCAAGTCTAAACCTATAGTTGGTTTAGCAAATTGATCTAAACTAAATGCGGTCACTGCACTATTGAAGTCGGTAATTTGAGCTGTAATCCAGGTTTTAGTATCTACATAGTTTCTAGTAGATGCATCGCTTGGCTTACCCGGGTCTTTGAGGTTAGTAATTAAAAAGTTACCTATATCAATGTCACCGGCATTGCCAATTTGGTTAAGTGTTCTAACAAGAACAGTATCAATCGGTAAGCCGATTGGGCCACTTCCTTTAATATCTCCCTGTAAGGCAATTTCAGTAGCAGGAATATTACCAATTGCACTATCTACATAGCCCTTAGTTGCTCCGTCATTTGCTAAAATGGGAATAGCAACGTTAATAAGTTTATAGTTATTAAGCGATACGTCGCCGCTACAAGGTAATTCATTTAAACCGGTATTTAATAATTTATCTAAATAATCTTTGGCAGAATCGGCACTTTTGGCAGCATCTCCTGCCGAATCGCTAGCTTTGGAAGCAGATTTTGAAGCGCTATCGGCATGATTACCAGCATCATCAGCAGAATCAGAAGCATCCTCTGAATAGTCATAGGCGTCATCCGCGTAATCTGAAGCATCGTCAGCATAATCCGATGCATCATCCGCATAGTAAGCCGCCGCCGTTGCTGAAGCAGCAGCAGCTAGTGCCGCGGTAGAGGCCGCTCCTGCGGAAGCTGTTGCTTCACCAGCAGCAGCGGTCGCCTCGCCTGCTGCCGCAGTAGCCTCCGTAGCAGAAGCAGAAGCTTCGCTTGCGCTGCTAACTGCTTCTTCTGCCGAAGTAGCTGCTTCCTCGGCGGAATTTGCAGCTGCATCTGCTGATCCTTGCGCCTCGCTTGCATATTCCTTGCATTGTTCTTCAATTTCTTCCAGTTCCTCTGTAGTTACATAATCTTCGCCGGGTATGGCAATTGCAAATACTCCCCCTTCGAGTAATTTAGTCATCCCCATTCCGAGCTCACTTAATACTTGCGCCTCGGTTAAATTTGGGTTAGGAGTCTGAATAATATAAGTCGCATCTGTCGGTGATAATTTTATATCTACTTCTACCGGTCTATTGCTAAAATCACCTTGCCAGACTTTACCTTCAGTTAAATCAGGTAAGTTGCTACTATTGATAGTAGAACTTACCTCAGGCCTGTTATTGATATTGCCTAGCCATAACTTGCCGTAATTTAAATTAGGTAAATTATCGTTGCTAATCGTTTGAGCCTGCGATGCCACGTTTGAACTGTTACCTATCCATAGTTTACCGTAAGTTAGGCTTGGGGTTAGATAATCTTTATTTGCTATGGCAATTTGTATTACCCCTCCATTATTCTTCATTAACCCGTTACTGAGCTTACTTAAAGCTTGAGCATTAGGTAGCTTTTCATTTGGAATTTGTAAAATATATTTAGCATCAATAGGAGCTGCTCCTGTCGTAACATTTATAAATGATAAGCTACCACTTCCGTTTGTTGAGAGCACCTCTCCGTCGTTGCCGTCGTGTAAGGGGAGTCTCCAGATTGTATTTTGAGTTAGGTTACCGGCAATAAAGCCCACATAATAATTATTAAAAGGATTACTCCATTTTAAGCGGCTAGTTATAATATCTTCACTATTGGTAATATTGACAGAGTAAATACCTTTGCCGTATATTGTATAAAGCTCGGCAGTACCGCCGGTAATAACGGGAGATAAGATACTTTCAAAACTGGCTTCCTTGGCGTATAAATAGTTAATAGGAGCAAGCCCCGCTCCTCTATTGGCAAGTTCTATAAATGCTGCCTTTTCTCTATCAAGTCCGGGATTAAAGTTATTGATCATGATATTCTCTCCAGCAACTTCAAACGCGCTGCAGCATTTATATTACTAATGTCCTCTCCGGCAAAATCAGGTAGTTCCGGTACTTCCTCCTCGCTTATAAAGTTGATATCTGCTAGACTAGCCGGAGAACTATTGGAGTTAGCATCAAAGCCTTCGGGCGTTTTAATACCGAACGGGCGAGGATTTTGTACGGCTTTCGGATCACCTTTTATTTGCGGTGGCCTATTCTGCTCATTTGGCTCATCTACAAAAGGACGTCCGACTATTGCTCCCGTCCAGACTAACTGATTCCCGCGCCATTCATACTGTTTTACCAAGTCAGACCTGCTAAAGAAAAAACCTGAATAATCACAAACTCCGACAGGTTCAATTACGTTCTTTTTTACATACTCTCCTCGCTGCTGATTAATTAAACAGTTTTTTAAACTAGTTGCCATATACCTCCAGTTTAAGCGGTACTTCCGTCGTATTATTTATTACTGCCGGATTAAGCGTTTCCTGATATCTTATTTTTAAACCTTCTTCTTTCTCAGGCGCATATTGTGCTGCTAGCATGCTAGCAAGGCCGTATATTAGAGGAGTATAAAAATAAGGAGGGATATCGATGCCTTGCGTATAATTCTCAAGTGTTTCTATGCTGCTTTGACCGCTATACATTATTAAGTTATACATGGGAGAGGCAGTCTGCCATATATACAGAGCCGGAGTACGAAGGTAATCAACATAGTAAATGGTAGGTCTACCGATCAGCGATTTATTAGGATAGGAGAGATATTCATATCTGGATACCTCGCTCATGGTAGTATCCTGGCTTATACTATTAAAATAAAGTTCTTCAATGTCTAGTGTATAACCTCCCGTTTCTCTAATTCTATAGCCCCTTGCATAAATAGGATCAGGGACATAAAACCATGAAATTACATGTGCTTTATAAGGATATAAAGGAGGAGCGGTAAAGGCGGTAAACCAGTTTATCATATCCTGTGATGCTTCTAGAACCAAGCTATAGGGACGATTGGAAACATAACTTTGAATACCGATAATGCTAATTTGCTTTGTTACCCCGTCTCCATAATCATAAGAGATACTGCCGTTCTGCTGTGTTTGACTGCATCTTGTTAGCAGGTTGCCATCAAAAGCATAAGCGGCAATTCCTCCGTATCCATCGTTACCGGGAGTGCCGCCAAAATTCTGTCTTACGTTGCTTCTTAAGAATACCTGAAATACTTTTTGTATATTACTTGGCAGTAGGTAGGATGCTTGTCCCGGTGTTAAAAAAACGGGATTTAATTTTAATGTCCATAAGTTGACATTAGAGTTAGTCCAGTCGCTTAAGATAAAATTAACAATCTTAAGTGCCGAATCGTACTGTTCGGCAGTTACCAGGCTCAGAGGCATGCCGATTAACTCATAAGCCTTTCTGATAATCAGCTCTCCTTTTATGCTATCAAAACTATAACTTCCACTAGTTGCCGGCATTTTATCTTCCTTTTTACTTACGATTGCAAAAATTGAGCCTTAAGAGGCGAGTTATTGGCATTTGGACCAATTTTAATGAGTAAATTGCTAGCTAAAGAATTATACTGTATTAATGCAGACCCAGTAGCGGCGGCGGCAGTAGCTGCAAAATTACCATTAGTTTGGTTCGTTAAATCATCATATTTGCCCATGCCTAAGTTATTCTTTAGCGATAAAAATACCTGATAAGTAGCAGGATTAGCCGGGGCTTCCACCATATTTAAAGCATAGCTTATAGAAGAAGTATTGGTCTTAACGGTATTTAATAGAATAATTGGAAAATACCCGACCGGAGCTACGCCTGCTTGCACGGTATCACCGCTAGTACCGCTAGGAATTATCTGCTGCAAAGTATCAAAGCAGTTAACACTAGTAACTGTTGTATTTGCATTTGGGCCGGCTAAGGTTTCATTAATGAAAACTCCATTCTGATAACCGGTAATAAGAAAATTAATTCCTCGTAAATCTGATGCTGAATTAAGAGTAATTCTTGGAACAATACCAAAATCATCAACAAAATTAACTGCCTCCATGGTTTTATTAACATAAGAACCATTTAGTTGCAGGGGAATATTTTCAGTTATTGCTTGAAAAAGTGATATTCCGTTTGCTATGGCAGCCGGCCAATTATATTCATAAAATTGAGGCATAATTTCTCCCGGTGTTAATTTTCTTAATGAATCTTTAAGCAGTTGAACCTTGGGCACCAATTACACCAAGAGGAGTAAACATACCAAAAGAATAACGACCCGATGCAAGTACAGACATAGTTTCGGTTACCGGATCGGTGGTTACGTTAACTTTAAGCGGCCTCCTTACAAAATGCTTACGTGTTCCTTTAACATTGGTTAATCCAAACCAGTTACTAGGACTTGTTAAGAAATGGCTTACTTCATAACCTTGTGGAATTGCCTTCATGTTATAAATTGCATTTATATCGTTATTAGCCGTTCCTGTTCTAAAAACCGATTCAAGTAATCTGCATCCTGAGAACATTAAGTCTTGTGGGAGTAATAACCTCTCAATTTGAGCATTTATAAGTAATCCTGCCTGATCCTTCATTTTACCGGCTAATATTACAGCTTGCTCAACACCCGCTTCGCTAAAGTCGACATTAACATTAACGCCGTTATATGCCCCAACTCTGTTAGAATAAACACCGCCGTCATAGGGCTGTGAACCTGAGCAGAGAGGTTGTCCGTTACTTTGAGTTGCTGCTACGTTAAACGCCTGGTTAAAAGGGTTCATAGCTACTACTTCTCTTGTTTGTTCATAGGAAGTAGTCAGAGATTTAGTACCGTTAAAGAACTGATCGGCATAAAGATCATCCTCCATGGCAATATTGGTGATCTGAAAACCGAGAGCGAATTCACGGTGAACAAATTCATAAATAAACCGCTCGGCCATGCTATCCATTTTAATAGGCGCACCTTGGCTTTTCTCAAGAGCGTAACCCGTCCCTTTAATATCAACCATCCTTTCGGTATGTTTGACGGAATTGGCTTGCTCATAGACTTTGGTATATTCTCCCTTAAACCGATCATACTGAGATTTTACCTCATAAAGACCCGGCCAAAGCAGACTTGGAATATCACCGGTTGTTATAATAGACATAATTAATTACCTTTATTTTTAGTTTTAGCTTTCCTTATCGATCGAGCTCTCTATGCTCCGGCAGTCGGACCTGCAACACCGCTTGAGCCGTAAATATGCTTATTGAACTTAACTAGTAGATTGGTAAAAGGCATATTTACCCCCGGTACTAATCCTGTAGGATTGGAATTACCGGTAATGACCTGATCAATGCCGATTATTTTTACATCCAGAGATTCAGTGCGTGCTATGCTTGAGCCGTCCAGATAATAAACAGAGCCATAGACATTACTACCGGTACGGGGATTCTGACCGCCCTTAATTGCAATCTCTGAAGTAAAGGTTATCCCTGCTACCGATAAATTACTATTTAGTCCTACCTGAGTATTTAAAAATACTATCGAAGCATCGGCATCTGCTACGGAGCTTGATACCTGCACTCTAAATACGGCCATCGGGTCGTCATTAACGTAAGCGATAATAGGAGTACCTGCTTTGACTAACCTACCGCCAGGCCAGTAATCAGATTCTATCCGTAGTCCAGTACTCGCATCGGTATAAGCACAGCTTATAAACACCCCAACGAAAGCATCAGCAGCAGCGGTTGCAACAGCTTGTACGTCATTTCCATTTGTTGGAGCCGATAACTTTTGCGGCGCTATAGTTCCGGTCATTGCGGTTGTGCCCGGGTTGCTGACAAATTTTACCGGATCACCCTGATAAATACTGTTTGGCTGCGTAATTAACCCATCAGCGGAGGCATAAATAAAATATTGACCCAGTTTTTGTGTTCCGCCGTTTCCTATTTGAGACTGAACTACTTCCAAACCGTAAGGTCTATTAATGCCGTTAGACATAATCTCCTCATTGTTCTAATTATTAAAAAACGTAAATATTTTAAATTTAAAAAAGATAAGCTAATTCAAGCTGTATTAAGACCTTTTAACGTCTAGTTATGACGATAAACTTTGATTGTAGATAAGTTTCAAAACTAGCCTTTTTGTGTCTTGCGATGACAGAGGTAGCTTTTTAAAAAAGATTTAGCTACAAACTACGCCTTTTTACGTCTAGCAATGACGGAAACCTTTTTAAGCCCGGTCATGACTTTTTTTTATCTAATTATATTATAGCAAAAAGACTTCTACTTTTGCAAATCGCACTACTATTTTAGATTTAGCTTATATATCTTCTAAGCCTTGAGCGAGTATTGCTTCAAGCTCTTCTTGTTCTATCCTATCCATTATTTTCTGCCATTTTTTTAAATCAATACTGAAGACCCCGTTTTGATCGGTTCGCAATTGTTTTTTTATAATTGGATGTCCAAGTGCTAATCTAACTAATCTGATTAACAAAAATCTTTCCTTCTTTAACAATAAATTTTCTAGTTTGCTTTTAACTTCTTCTTCCGAAGCAACACCTAGAATAAGATTATCAATAAAGCCCTTCGTAAACTTTAATATTATTTTGTATTTCCTTTCAATGTCTAAAGAAACTTTAACTTCTGCATAACCCTCTGAGTGTAAAAATATTTCTTCTATTTGATATTCATACATAACACATTTTCTCCATTAAATTCTTTTAAAATTAACTACCAAATACCACTACGGATAGGCCATCAAGTACAGGAAGCAAATTACCGAGTGTGTCGGTTGTAAAAATAATAAATTCAGTAGCAGATCTAGACCTAAAGAACACCTGAAACGGCGCTATGACCTCCGTTCCGCGTGCTAATGCCGGTAATACTAAATAATTACCATCAGGAAAAGGAGTAGCAAACTTCACAACATAAGACCCGTTTGCTCCGCTAACTGATGCTATATTAAAGCTGCTCTCTATCTGGATATTGTTACTTGCGGCATTATTATCGTAAAAGAAACAATAAGCTTTAGCAGTAGCAGGATTTATAATCTTCCCCGGTACGCTCATATTACCGATATTGTCAATTTGAGTACCGTTTAAATTGATAACTCCCTCATCTACAGTAGCCAGGTTAATATCCTGATCGCCGCTTGCCGTAGTAATGGTATTTACCGAGATCAAGAGATTACCTACATTAATACTGGATAATCCTACTGGAGAATCGGCTAAATTAATAATCACATCATTTGTTTCCCCATCACCGCTTTGTACATTTATATTAGAGCCACCGCCTATTTTTCTGCTAACGTAGGAAAGCGGAGTATTACCGGTTATTACTAAAAACCCATTCTGTACCTGAGTAGCTAG